TTCATCATCTGGGAAGTGAGACTTGGTAGTCAGAGAGGTCTTATAAACCTTTTCCGCCAGATTAGCGGCTTTGAGATGGTTCGAATCCATCCACTTCTACTTGCTCCTTTAGCAATCTGGTGAATGCAGCGAACTCATAATTCGCCTGAGGCGTGTTCGATCCACGCAAGGAGCATGGAGTAGTCGCTAGGCAGATAGCCTAGAAAGACGCTCCCCACAAGGGAGATTAGCTCAGCGGTAGAGCAACGTGCTGATAACGCGGAGGTCGCTAGTTCAAATCTAGCATTTCCCACCTTGCCCGTGTAGTCCAGCGGCAGAGACAAACGACTTAAAATCGTTCCAGGGTCGGTTCGAATCCGACCACGGGTATAAAATAAATAAGACAAAAGCATCCGCTATGTCTTACAGAATCGATACTGCATATTGTTGGTATGATAATGGCAGCATGATAGTAAAGATGTACTTTATCAATCAGGTTCCTTTCACCTTTGATGAGTTACCTGATGGTCATTTGTATGACCAAGATTTGTGTAGAGAAGCAGATAAGAATACTTCTTTCGAACCAGAAGAATTATACAGAAGTTCATTCTACCTTATAGATGAGGAAGTGCATCCTTGTCTATTTGCAGTAGAACTAGAAAATCCAGAAGATATGCCTGAGGATGAAGTATATTATCACGATGAGGAAGATTTAATGGGTTGATAAATAAAACATAGAAATAATTTTGGCGATTATAATCCGATGCCTCTCAATAAACTAGAGAATTTTATTAAGAATACCGAAGGACGTATTCTATATGTAAATCCTAACGACCTTGATGCTAGTGATAGTGTTGATAACCAAGGAAACTCTCTGACCAGACCTTTCAGGACTATTCAGAGAGCTCTTCTTGAATCCGCAAGATTTTCATATATCAAAGGAAGCAGCAACGATTTAACTGAAAAGACAACAATTCTGCTGTTCCCTGGTGAACACGTAATTGATAATAGACCAGGATTTGGTATAAAATCGAATGTTTTTAATGAGGCAATTGCAGTTTCCCCAGCGGGCACGGAAACTAATGCTTTATCAACATTAAGTCTTTCATTAACATCAAACTTTGATATTACCCAGGAGGACAACCTTTTATACAAGTTTAATAGTGTAAAGGGTGGTATTGTTGTCCCTAGGGGAACTTCAATCGTTGGTCTTGACCTAAGAAAAACAAAGGTTCGTGCAAAATATATTCCAAACCCAACAGATGATAATGTAGAATCAACTGCAATTTTTAGAATCACTGGTGCATGTTATTTCTGGCAGTTTTCCTTCTTTGATGCTGACGAAACTGGGGTAGTTTATACAGATCCTGTCGATTTTTCATCAAATAATAGAGCAAAACCAACATTCTCACACCATAAGCTAACCTGTTTTGAGTATGCTGATGGTGTTAATATCCAACCTGGATTTGATCTAACAGACCTTGACATGTATTATAGCAAGGTCTCTAACGCATTCAACTTATCCTCTGGAAGAGATATTGATCAAAAATATCCTTCTGCACCTACTGGATTTGCTAAGCAAAGACCAGAATGGGAAATTGTTGGTGCCTTTGCATCTGACCCAATTAATATCGTTTCAATTGCTTCTGGTGATGGATTAACGCCAGGGCAAACTGTAACGATCAGAACAGCAATTCCACACAATCTAAACGCAGATACTCCAATTAAAATTAATGGAGTTAATGTTAGTGATTATAACATTTCAACAAAAGTTGCAACAATTATTAATGAGAGTGAGTTTACTTATCTGCTCCCATTCGTAAGAGATAATCTACCTGCTGGTGTTGCTGGTGGTTTAAGTGCAGCAAATGCAACAGTAACTGTTGAGACTGATACCGTATCTGGTGCATCACCATACATCTTCAACTGCTCCCTCAGATCTGTTTGGGGTATGCAGGGTATGCACGCAGACGGAAGCAAAGCAGCAGGCTTCCGTTCGATGGTTGTTGCACAGTTCACTGCAATTTCACTACAAAAAGATGATCGTGCGTTTGCAAAATATAATGAGAAGAGTAGAGTTTATGATACAATCCCATATGTAAAAGCAACTGGAACATCACTTTCTTCTGGTTCTTCATCAACAAATCCAGGGACAGTCTATCACTTAGATTCTGGTGCCGTATATAGAGACGGTTGGAGAACCAGTCACATCAAAATTAGTAATGATTCTTTCATTCAGGTTGTTTCCGTATTTGCTATTGGATTTACTAAGCACTTTGATGGACAATCTGGTGGTGATGGATCAATCACCAACTCAAACTCAAACTTCGGTCAGCATTCACTGTCTGCTGATGGATTTAAGAAAGAGGCATTCGATAAGGATGACAAGGCATATATTACTTCAATTGTTGCTCCAAGAGCGGTAACAACTGATGAAACTAATGTTGACTGGATTTCACTCAATGTACCACTAACGTTATCTGTTGGTATTTCGAGTCATCTATATCTGTTTGGATTTAACGATCCTGATGTTCAACCACCAGTTCTAACTCAGGGTTATAGAGTTGGATCTCGTGTAAATGATAAGATATATGTTACTACACCAAGTGGACCTGGTGATTCCTTAGAGGAAAAGGAAGCAGCAATTCTCATGTTGAATAATGAGATCACCACATCTTCCGCAATTGCTTTTGGATCCGACACATCAGAGAAGTCATATTCATCATCGGGAGCAGACGTAAACAATAGTGTTTTTGAGATTGGATCTCACAATCTGCAAACTGGTGAAAAAATTCGTGTTATCAGTGAGTCTGGCGATCTTCCAGAAAATGTTTCAGAAAACGCCGTTTATTATGCGATCACTAGTGGCACTGATGGATCTCTCACTTCAAATCAGATCAAAATTTCATCATCACTTACAAACGCTACTGCTTCAACCCCAGTTAAAATTTCTGCCTACGGTGGTAGACAACTCAAAATTGTAAGTAGAGTTTCTGATAAAAATCCAGGAGATCTTGGACACCCAATTCAATATGATCCACTAAATGGTGGTTGGTTTATTCATGTTAACAGCAGCAACAACATTTATACGACTCTCGTCTCTGAGGGTCAAGTTGGAATTGGATTGGGAATTCTTGAAGATGGTGTAAGAACAAACGTTACATACATCAAACGTTTTGAAGATGATAGAAGTCTTGATGAAAAACTCTACAAGATTCGCGTTGTTGTTCCTAAGGAACTATTCAACGGTAGAGATCCAGTAGATGGATTTATTTTCCAAGAATCGAGTTCAACTAATGTTAGAAGCGATCTTGATTTTAACCTAACATCTATTGATGTTGATGACTACACTTATAACAGAAATCCAAGATTTATCTCAACATGTTCATATAATAATATTTCAAGAGAGATAACTCTGACATCAGAACTACCTCACAATCTGAAAGGTGGTGACAAGATTAATGTTAAGAATGTAACCAGCACAACAGTACCTGCTGGAACTTTCAATTATGGTTATAATGGAACATTTATAGTTTCGAGTGTAACTAATGATAAAGTTGTTTCTTTCGGAGCAACTGATATCTACGGAACACTTCATGATCCAGGTTTCTTTACTAATGATGTATCTCAGAGAACTATATCTCTACCAAGATTTGAAAAGAACGATAATAACTCGAACATCTTTATTTACAGATCGGAAGTTATAACTCCATACATTTACAATGTTCAGGATGGTGTTTATTACATCTATGCATTAAATTCAAGCAACACTATCGAAGATGAATTTACAGATCTATCTTATAGTCAAAGTTTGATCAATCTTTATCCACAGTTAGATAAAGATAATTTAAATGATAATCCAGTTGCAGCAAAATCATATGCAAAACTGAGTCCGATTGGGGATGTTGCAACAAATGACGTAAGGAAGAGTATTACAAGAGAAACTGTTGACAAACTATACTCCTCGTTTGATATTTCTCCAACTATCACTGGGGTTACAACATCTATTTCTGGTGTTTCGACAGTAACCTTTAACAGAGAGCATGGACTTAATAGTATCGTAAGTGGTACTGTTGGTGGTTCTGGTGGTTCTGGATATACTGATGGAACTTATTATAACGTAAAACTTTATAATGAAAGTGGATTAATTAACTGGGATGGTGCAACTGCAAAAGTCACAGTTTCTGGTGGTGTTGTAACTGATGCCAGCATCATTTCTGGTGGTTCTGCTTATGTTGCCGAAACATTGTATTTCGACACTTCTATCATTGGCGCTGGTACTGGTGCAACATTTGTAACTACATTAGCAGGAATTTCCACAGCAACTGGTAATGTTGTCCAATTCACTGGTATTGGAACTGCTACTGATAAACATTATAGAATTGCTTCAATTCCTGCCAAAAACCAAGTTTCCATTGCACAAACATCTGGCGAACTCCCATTGTCAGTTGGTCAGTATATGATCAACATTGGACCTTCGGCAAATGTAATTCAAACTCAAAATGGAGCATCCACTTCTGGAATCGTAACCTTCCGATGCGCTGGTCCTCATGGATTGCTGAAAGGAAACAGATTCTCGGTAATGGACAACAGCAATCAGGTTCTGAAAGTATTGGTTGTCGATGCTGTTGTTGGTGTAACCACCGTCAGTGCAAGAGTAGGTGCATTCTCTGGAACTGCAAAATACCTACTGAAACATGGACATGATTCCAACCAAGCAAGTGCAGATAGTTCAGGTGAGAATCTAGGAACTAGATCTAACTGGATTTATGATAATGAAATCATGATTCTTGGTGAGAACATTGGTGCGACTGGTTCTGGACAAGATACATTTATTGTTTCTGTTCCAAATGCTGGAATCTCTACTACTTTGAGATTTGAATTAGGTTCTTATATTCAAATTGATAATGAGATCATGAGAATCACTAGCAGCACCCTTTCTGGTGCTGGCAATAACAAGATTACTGTTATTCGTGGTTCCATGGGAACTCTCAAAGAGTCTCATGTTAATGGATCTCTGATTAAGAAGATTAGTTTAATTCCTATTGAATTCCGCAGACCTTCCGTTATTCGTGCTTCTGGTCACACTTTTGAATACATGGGATATGGACCTGGTAACTACTCAACTGGTCTACCACAGGTTCAGAACAGAACACTTACTGAGAGAGAAGATTTCCTTGCTCAATCCCAAGAAAGTTCTTGTGGTGTAGTTGTCTACACTGGTATGAATAATGATGGTGATTTCTTCATTGGAAACACTAAGTATTCATCATCTTCTGGTGAGCAGACAACATTTGATATTCCTATTCCAACAGTAACTGGTGATGATCCAAACAGACTTAGTGTTGTTTTTGACGAAGTTATTGTAAAAGAGAGACTTCTTGTAGAAGGTGGAAACTCTGGTCAAGTTCTATCCCAGTTTGATGGTCCAGTTACTTTTAACAAGGAACTGAAAATCAATAATAATGTTCAAATAAAGGGTGAACTTAAAGTTCAGGGAGATATTGAGTTTGAATCGACCACCCAGTCAAATAACAAAGACACTGGTGCTGTGGTCCTTGAAGGTGGAATGGGTATTGAGAAGAATCTATTCGTTGGTGGAAACGGAAACTTCTCTGGAAATCTTGGAGTTGGTGGAACCTTTGCTGTTAATGGAAACACTAAGATTAGAGGTGATCTAGATATAACAGACACTACTCAATCTCACAATAAGAATCAAGGATGTCTGGTTCTTGAAGGTGGTCTTGGTGTTGAGAAAAACACTTGTATCGGTGGTCAACTGTTAGTCACTGGCATTTCTACATTCCAAACTCACGTTGAGTTGGGTGATAATGATGAACTAAGACTTGGAAGTGCTGATGATCTTGTTATCGTCCATAACGGATCTCATAGTTACATCAAAGATTCTGGAACTGGTGACCTTAGACTGACCGCAGGAACTTTCCGCGTTAGAAATACTGCGGACAATGAAAATATGATTGTTGCTTCACAAAATGGTGGAGTTACATTATATCATGATAACACTGCAAGACTTGCAACTTCAAATGGTGGATCTGGAAATCCAACTGCTGGTATAAGAGTTACGGGTGAAATGAGTGCAACTGCTGATGTTGTTGCTTATGTTTCTGACGAAAGACTCAAAGAAAACATTAAACCTATCGAGAATGCTCTTGAAAAGGTTCTGTCTCTGAGTGGATTTACATATACCTTCAATGATGTTGCGGAAAAACTAGGATTCAGTAAAGAAGGATCCCATGTAGGTGTATCTGCACAACAAGTTCAGGCAGTTCTACCAGAAGCAGTTAAACCTGCTCCTGTTGATAACAACTATCTGACTGTACAGTATGAGAAGATTGTTCCACTTCTTATCGAAGCGATTAAGGAACTTTCTGATAGAATTGAGAGTTTGGAAAAGAGACTGGATTGATTAATAGTCCAGTTTAGGGTATAATAATACAATAGACTGGACTCATAGTAATGTTAGAAGTATTTCCTCTTTTTCCTCAGGCAGTTGCTAGGGTAAAATATCAACATCATGAGACCCTCAAAAAGAGGGTCTTTGATTTTATGGAGGATGAAAGTAATAATCATTTACTTCAAACTGATGGAATTGAAAATCCATTTTTGACACATTATTTTAATAATGCAAATTCAAATAGAGTAGATTTTTTTGACTGTATTGACGATAGAGATTTTAAATATTTTTTAGTAGAGTCGTCTACAATTTTTGTACGCGATGTCTTAGGATGTGCATTATCAGATGAAATGCTTGTAACTGATTGTTGGATTAACAACTGTCCAGAAAATGGGAAACAAAAAATGCACAATCATTGCAATTCATTTATTTCTGGGACGTATTATTTGAATTATGATTCAGAAAATCATTCACCATTAAAGTTTGAACATCCAGTCTCATATGCGGTAAGACCTTATATGATGCTTGATACTAATGAGGTGACGGAATTCAATCATGTAGAATCTTACTGCCAATTTATCGAAGAAGGTGATCTAGTCTTATGGTCTTCCTTTTTGCAGCATGGATACGATCTAAATAAAAAAGATGGAAGAACCACCATCTCTATGAATTTTTTACCACCTACATTAAAAAGCGGTCCATACACGTTTAGAGTTCAAAAATGACTTTACCAGCATCTGGAACAATAAAAATGAGTAACCTGAGGACTGAATACACCTCACTAGGAGCTCTTTCTCAGGTTAGATTAAGAGATTTTTATTATGGTGCCAGTTCAACGAAAGCATACTTACCCAAGAATTCCTGTACGGATGCGGTTAGAGCAAATACAGATCATCCAGGATATACTCCTCACTTTTCAGGTATACCAGCAGTTTCTAACCCTGTTGGAAGTTCTCCAATTAAACTATCTCAGTTTTATGGAAAAAGTTATTATTATGCGCCACAAACAGACTCCACTATATCTGGAAACGTCAAAACGTTTAATGTTAATGTAATTGAATCGGATGGCCTTAAAAGTAATACCATTAATTCTGCATTTATTGATCTACAAGTTAATGGTGAAATGAGAGCATCAGCAGTAACCAATAGAGCTCTTACTATCAACGCCAAAAATAGATCTCATACCACAGTCTGGGTAAATAACACATCCAGAATACTTGGAAAGGGTGGAAAAGGTGGTAATGGTGGTGGTAGCAGTGGACAAAGGGGAGAAAATGCTGGTGATGCATTCTATTCTTCTTCCCACACTTTCATAAACAATAATGGAAAAATTTATGGAGGTGGCGGCGGCGGTGGCGGCGGTAAATGTAACAATGCATCATACAATGAGTGTTACTGCTGCAACCAGACAAACGCTGGTGTAGGCGGCGGTGGCGGCGGTGGTGGAAAAGGAGGCGGTCCTGGTGGTAGCGGAGGATCTGCTTGTGCAGCAAACTTCAAAAACAATGGAAATAATGGTGGTACTGGAGACTGGAATGACAGTGGTGGTGGTGGAGCTGGTGGAAGTGGTACAAAATGTCCATCAATATGTTTAAGTATGGATCCAGGCGGCAATGGTGGTGGATGGGCATCAAATGGAGGTAGTGGTAATGGTGGTGGTGGAAGCGGTGGAGTAGCATTTAAAAAGAAATCTGGACTATACATGAAAATTACAACGACAGGATCAATAGCGGGGTCAACGAGTGGTACATTCTAGTGAAATTGGGATTGGGGTAGAAAAAGAAATCTACTCCAACCCATATTTGTCATATCATTATGGATACAAAAAATTAGTAAGTCACTCTACAAATGACTTACTAAATTCAAAAATATCCAAAATAGAAAAGGAATTATTTTCTACATTTAAAGATATTGACTTTATACTTCTTCTTTTAAATTATTCAAGAAAAGGTACATTTGTCAATGTCACATTAACAAATGAAATAACGGAACTAGAAAAAGAAAGATTGTTTATAAAACCATTTGGTGATGCTAGATCTTTTACTATACCTTTTAATAATAAAGAATTTAAGCATAGGGAAATCTACCCCACCGTAGGTAGCGATGGTACAGGATTTATCTATCAATTTGATCTGAATGATAAAACTGCATATACGACACACACAATTCTCGATGAGTGTGAACCAGCATTCTATTGTACTTCATTTAATGTTTGCAATTCTGTACCAGACTTTAACGACATACATCTAGAAGTTTATCCAAGAAAGAACATAGATAGTTCAAAACAAGTTTTGCGTTACTTGCAGAAATGTGGTTGTGAAGATATTTCTAGATACGAAAAGTATATTCTCAACTATAAAAAGTTTTCACATGTCAAATTTAGAGTGGTTGACGGTGAAATAATCAATGTTAAATATTACAGAGCAATTAATGTAAACATACCAGATTTTTACAATGATTAGTACTGAAACTGATGCGAAAACTTATTACGATTCTTTTGCAAGCATTATCAACAAAAACTATCCTCAGGGATATCAGATTGCGTTAATTAAGAATCCAAAGTATTCTGATCGATCTCTTTTAGAGCAAAATTATAGATACCTCACAGAATTAGTTGACTGTAAGGAAGATGAATTTCTTCTAGATGTTGGAAGTGGTAATGGACAGTTTTATGAATTTTTGCAGTCAGATGAGGTTTACGTTTATGTTAGATACACAGGCATAGATGCTTCATCTGAGCAAGTTAATATATCAAATAGCAAGTTTAAGAACGATCAGTTTTTGAACTTCGCTATGGAAGATTTTTTCATGCTTGATCCAATAATGGATCACTGTTTCTTCATAGAGAGCATTGGATATACAGAAAATTTAGATAGAACCTTAAAATCTTTATCCACTTCATTAAAAACTGGTGCGAACATAGTTGTAAAAAACCCATTCAAAATCATTGATGATCCAGAATCAGATTTAAAATACACAGAAAAAATAAAAGATATTTCAAAAGAATATGGTTACTCCGAAGACTCCTTAGGAATGATAGTTGACAAAAAAGTTCTTGAAGATACTTTCAAAGAAAACGGATTTGAATTAGTTAAGTTTGAGATTCCAGAGTATGATGTAGAGACTTACAACAAAACTTTTGTTCAAGAAAAAGCACTGTCAGATTCACACCCAGCATACATTGAGCACATTTTGGGAAAAAATAGAGTACAAAATCCATCACCCAAAAATAAGTATTATGAATGTGGAGTTTTTGTTTTCAAGAAAATTTCAAATGTCAATTATGATCCCTTTGCAAGTAAGAGCGAAGAATATAGAAACCAGTATAGTGCAGAAATTCCAAATCCAGAATCTATTGACAGTTATTATAGTTCAAAGGAGTAGATTTTATGAGGCGTTATGATGTAAATTTGTTTTCTACTCCTCTGGTAATAATCAAACTAGATGTTAATCAGTGCAAAGAAATTCAAGATGTTTATATTGAAAAAGTATATTCACATAAGATTAAAACGGAGTCTAAGAAGAAATCTGTATCTAACCTAGACCCAAATAAATTTAACTATACATCAGATACCGATGGATATACCTCATACTACGTCGATTCTCTACTTAAAAACGAAGACTTTTTACCATTAAAAAAATATCTAGATTCTGCAATAAAAAAATCTTTGTCAGCAAAAGATGAGACTGACATGTTTGATCTAAAATGGATGGATTTTTGGTATACAATCTATGGAAAAGGTCACATTGTTCAGGAGCACTTTCACCCAAATTCAATAATCTCTGGTGTTTTTTATTTGAAGTGTCCCCCTAAATGTGGAGACATAGTTTTTTCTGATAATAATTATAACTTTAAAAACTATTGCGTAAATACAAGTCGATTAAAAACTTTTACGTATCCGAAAGATTATTCAGTGAAACCAGAAGATGGTATGATACTTTTATTTCCGTCTTGGTTATCACATAAAACAACACCTAATCAATCAGATGAAGAAAAAATTATGTTTGCCTTTAATATGATTCCCACGAATCAATCTTTTGACGATTCTGATCTTGGTGTAAATTCATACTTCAAATATCTTTAATTCATGTATAAAGAACAAACACTACACTCAATATTTCACGATAAAGAGTATAGATCTAACTATGCATCAGAATATTCAAATATGGAAAAGGATATTTCTGATGGGAAGTTTAATCTTACCATGGAAGACTATGTAAGAGTTTATCGTAAACAAATAACTGTCGAGAAGTGTAATGAATTAATGTGTGATATTAAATCTTACCCAAAGGAATATAAATTTAGTGGCGATTTAAGTAACCTTGTACGAAAAGGTACTTTCTTAAACACCCACATGCAAGAAAACCCCTTTGTAAGGAAAATAGAAAGTTTTGTTGAAGAACAAATCAAGATACTTAGTAAAAAATACACCGAAGACGTTAGACCATTACATTATGCTTATGGGGGAAGATTCAACCACTATGACTACCAGGTAATAAAATATACACCAGAAGACTATTTCAGACTTCATCACGATCATTATGCAGAAACTTTAAATAATTCTAGACTTCTTACCGTTTGCATATATTTAAATGATGATTATGAAGGTGGAGAACTAGATTTTCCTTCTGCTGGAATTAATAAAGAATATACATTTGACGTTGGGGATGCTATTGTCTTCCCAAGTAATTGGATGTTTTATCATGGAGTAAAACCGATTACTTCTGGTGAAAGATACGTAGTTGTAATATGGATGGGGATAGATTTATCACACACTGCTATAACAATGTTTTCAAAATGAAAGATATTACAAAGTCGTACTATAATTCAATATCCAATAGTTTGCAAAATAAAGATGAACTTTATTATAATGGAGCATTGATTATTGACTTAGATTCAAGTCCAGAAACTTTCATAGAGCAAGATGTTAATAATATTATAAGAATCTCCAACATTCAGAAGAACAGCAGAATCTTGGAATGTGGATGTGGATCTGGGTACTTTTTCAAAAGACTTATTCAAAAGTTTCCAGAAATTGAATATCAAGGCATTGACTTATCTGATGCTCAAATAGAAAATGCCAAACTTTTAAATCCAGATTATTCTGATAAATTTTCACAGAGCGATTGGAATCATATTCCATTCGATGATGATTCTTTTGATAATATTATTTTTTTAGAAACAATCGGATATGCAAAAGATGTAGATAGAATGTTATCAGAATGCTTTCGGGTTCTGAAATCTGGTGGAACATTATTTACAAAACACCCTGGATGCTTAAACGAAGGATATCATCACATTACACAAACTGACTCAAATTTAAAGGCATTAAATAGTGAATATGGATATTCTGAAAATAGTCTTGGTATGATGATGAATGTTCCAAGGTTTGAAATGAAACTAAAAGAGCATGGATTTATAAAAACATTTGGTCCAACTGCACCACCAAGAGATGAGTCTCTTTATATAAAGACTCACTTCATTGAGGAAGTTCATGATTGCTTTGAAACCGTAAGGGTAAACAATGCTTATGTTTCTGCTCGCTATCCAAGTGGGGAAAGAGAAGAATTTGTAGAGAAGATTAAAGAAGTAAATAAAAACTTTAACGAGGAAAATATTCTAAGTGAGTTGGGTAAAAAGCATCCAATACTGGTAAATTTTTTCAGGAATAAATCTTTGATCGAGAAAAATATTAATCTAGATAAAAATCCTGGACATGATATCATGTCTCCATGTGTATTACTAACGGCAACAAAGGTATGAAACACACGTACAAAATGTTCGAGAAAGAGTTAACACATGGAAATCATGTTTCATATCACTTTGCATATGAATACTTTGAAACTATAAGTCCTAAAAACTCAAAACTATATCTTTATGAAAAAGAATTAAAGGAATCTGTTACAAGATATTTTGACATTCGTGGTCTTCAAGCAGCGATAACGACTCCAAACACAACCTTAAACGAGGATGCTTGTTTCCATATAGGTACGTATCACAGATTTATCGACAACGTAGTTAGAAAATACTTTCACATTAAATCGGATTTTCCAATTGTATATTTTACCAAGAAGATAAAAGATGCGGCAGTAGAATCTCCATATAAATGTGGTTATACTTATGATGTTTTTAAAACGTTAAATCATCCCATGGAAAAGGATGGAATCAGATTGATGAATTTGTTTGATGCGGAATGTGCTAAACCAATATTTGCATCACACTTTACAAAGACTGGTGAGATGATGGAAGATGAAATGAACTTTGAAATTATACCACATTATACGAAAGAAAACTATTTTTTGCTAAAAAGAAAGTTATTGGACAATTTTTCACTGAGAAAAAATGTTTTTGATCTCTATGATCGCAAATTTGAATCCTACGTTGCAAATGATTTTCATTATCATGTGAAAATAAAATTAAAATCGACAGGAAACACCGTCAAATTTTACAGAACCTTTCCAACGAACCCCTATTTAGTAATGTGAAAATAGGATAAATAACTAAAAATCATCCTATAAGATGGCAAATATCAGAAAGACATTTAACTTTCGTAATGGTGTTCAGGTTGATCAAGATAATTTAGTTGTAGATTCTCTTGGAAAAGTTGGTATCGGAACGTCTGTACCGACCGAATTCCTGGACGTTAGAGGAACTGCAAAAGTAGTTGGTCTTGTAACCGCGAACCAAGCATATATTCAAGACCTTGAAGTAGTTGGAATTGCTACTGTCGAACAACTGTATGTTGGTATAGTTTCTGTCAGTTCTGCTGGTATTGTTACTGCAACATCTGGGATTGTAACTTATTATGGTGATGGTGGTAGTCTCCTCAATCTACCAACTTCACAGTGGTTAGATGTTGATATTGGTCTTGGATTCACGAGCATATATGCTCAGGGATATGTTGGAGTTAATACAACATCACCATTCTACCCTTTCCAAGTTGGTGGAACAGATGCTGACCGTGAATTTGCTAATGTTGGCGCAACTGGTGTTGGAATTGATTCGACAGGAAATATCTATTCTACTGGAATCATTACAGCAACCAGTTTCTATGGATCTGGTGCTCCATTAACATCAATATCAGCATCGAATATATCTTCTGGAACTCTTGATACTGATAGACTCCCAGCAAACATTAATGTTTCTGGTATCGTAACTGCTTCTAGTTTTGTTGGCGATTTAACTGGAAACGTAACTGGTAATGTAACTGGTAACATTACTGGTAATATAACTGGTGATGTAGTTGGTACTGCATCAACAGCAGATAGTTTAACTCCTGGCGCAAACATTAATGTTGGTGTAATTACATCCACCTTATTAAACGCTACTTCGGCGTCTGTTGGGTTCTTGACATCGACTGGGGACATTTATGCACAAGGATCAATTGGTCTAGGTACAGCATCCCCACAGACATCTATCCATGCATTCTCTGAGACTGGTTCTGCGATAAAACTCCATAGTAATAGCGACGAAGTATACTTCTCGTTTGGAAATAGTATAGTCAGACAAGAATATAATGGAGAAGTTGCTTTTGGAAACAGTACGAGATCCTATGGAAATGGAAATTCTGTTGACCTAGTAAACTATGATGTTGGAAATATAAACTTCTATCTCCATGAAGGTCTTGCTGGCATAAACACTGGATCATTTAACTGGGTTTATGGTCAAGATGATAGTTGGTTAATGGCACTAGATTATCAAGGAAATCTTGGCATCGGTGTAACACAACCAGAATATCGCTTACATGTTGGTGGAAGTTCCACAATAACAGATCATCTTTATGTTGGCAACACTTTCTATGTTGTCAATGATGCCATCATTTACGGAAACACTGAGACACAAAATCTTACCGTCAACGGTACTTTCTCAGTACCTATTCTTGAAGGTAATGTATATGCAACTACTGGAATCTCAACGTTCAATCAAGTTGAGGTTGCATCTTTTACTCCAAATATTCTTGGTGTTGGAACTAATACATTCTCTGGCATTTTCAATGTCTACAATGAACTCAATGATAATGCAAACTTTGCAGTTTCGAATGGAAGAATCGGAATCTTTACTGGTGCAGATGTTGCATACCCTAATGTTTCAATTAATGCAATAGCTGCTATTCCAATCTTTGCTGCGGTTGGTGTTGGTACAACCGCCCCATCTTGTGCCGTAGACTTCTCTTCTGCTGGATTTATTCCTGGTGTAAGTGACTCTTCATATACATCAAACCAAAAGAGATACATGTTACTTCCAAGAGTAACAACATCTCAGAGAGGTTCATTAGCACTCAGTGGAACTAACTCAGATAGTTTGAATGGTGAGGGTGCGGTAATTTACAACACTTCAACCAAGACTTTCCAAGGATATAACGGAACAACGTGGTCTACCTTGGGTGGAGCAAGTGGAATCACAGCAGTTTCTGATGATGTTCTACCAGAACTTGGTGGAAACTTAGACCTTTCTGGATTCAGCGTTCTTGGAACTGGTGATGTCAATATCACTGGTGGAATTCAAGTAAGTGGTATTTCAACTGCTGGAATTTCAACTGCTGACACAGCATTTGCAAATAATGCAATTGTTTCTGGTGTTACAACATCTCTTGGTGGTTTTACAAGTGGTATTGGAGTTACTGATCCAGTCCAAATTACAGTTTCTGGTAATCAATTAGTCTTTACCGTTCCTGGTGTTGGCACTACGAGCTTGACATTGTTCTGATAATCCACTAGACTACCTTTGTCTGGGTTGGAGATGAGAGTCTAAGCTCTTATGGAACTTAATTACAATGAATTGTTAATGCTCAGGGGTGTATTGAAGCTCAAACGAATGTATAAGGGTATGAAACATATACCACATGGAGTTGTGGTATGGGAAGATTGGATGGAAGAAAGTTTAGAAAAAATAGAAAAAGAATTGTATCGAATCAATCCCAACACCCCACGTTGGAGATAGAGTAGACAGTTCACGAACCGTCCACTGGGTTTCCTGGCGGGCGGTTTTCTGCTATAATAGTCTCATACGCGATGAGATCTGTGATGTTGCTCCGACCCCACCAGCAAGATGCTCTGGATGCCATGCTGGCAATTGCCAAGGGTCAGATCGTCATCCCTACGGGTGGTGGCAAGACTCCTGTCATGTTCCACGATCTGATTGAGAACTGTAAGTATATCGACAATGGCATGACTGCTGTTGTTGTTGCTCCTCGTATTCTTCTTGCTGAGCAACTGTGCTCAGAGTTCTTGGAGCACATTGATACCACTAACACTCACATTCTTCATGTTCACAGTGGTGAGACTCATCACTTCTCTACTACTAACCCTAGTAAGATCAACCTGTTCGTCAACACTGCACGGACTGCTGGTGAGAATGTAATCATCTTCACC